CGATCGGTGACGAAGAACCGGCCGAGGCGCGGCTGCAACCGTTCCGACAGCTCGGTCCAGTGCGGCGTCCACGAGGAGCGCTCGTTCTTAAGCGCGTTCCAGCGGCGCTGCGTGGCCTGACGCGCGTCCACTAGGCGCCCAGCAGCGTCGACTTGCCCAGCAGCCCCGCCCCCATCTTGGCACCGCCCGGTCCGGTCAGCATGGTCGAACCGACGCCACCCGAGTTGAGCCCGAGGTTCTGCGCGAAGATCGACGAGAGGTCGGGGCGCTTCTGATTGGCCTGGTTGATCGCGCGCTCGTTGGTGGCCTTGGTGTCGGCCGCGTCCTTCATGGACTGCGCGGCGGCCGACTTCTGCGCCTTCATCTGCTTGTTGCCCTGGTGGACCGACACGCCCACGCTCGCCACAGCGGCAGCCGCCGCAATTGCCATGCTGACAGGTTCACACATGCAGCAAGGCTGTAGCTTCGAGCCAAGCGGTTAAGCGTGCGGGTGGGAAATGGCCGAGAGCGCTTCCAACGCTCCCGGCCCAGGTGGCTAGGTCGGAAAGGGGAAAGCCCTAGCGATAGGGGTCGTAGTCAGGCCGGCTGCCCTTAAGCGTGCGGCGATACTCGTCGATCTTCGGCGTATCGAGCAGCCCGAGGATGTAGGCGGACGCCAGATCGAGCGAGCGGCCGATGCGCTGGACGATCTGCTCGCGGCTCTCGACGACGATGATCGGACCTTGCAGCGACCATTTGGGCGTACACAGTTCGCCCAGCAGCTCGGGCTCCGGCGGCAGCGCGGCGCCGGTGTTGTTGGTCGGGTCGAGCCACTCGCGAAACTTCCACCACAGCTCCGAGCGCTGGTTGCCGAACGACAGCCGGCCCGACTTGTCATGCGCCAGCGACCGCTCGGCGACGTTGACGCCGATGACCTGCTGCTTGGCCTCCTTGAGCATGTCGTAGGGGCTGGCGCCGACGCCGATCACGTCGATGTGAATGACCGCGCGGTCGCGCATCGCGCCGATCGCCAGCGCGCGCACCGCAGGGCCGTCGGGCGTCTGCGAACCGGGATAGGTCAGCGTGCGGTCGAACCAGTTGCCATGCCGGCGGGCGATTGTCGTGCGGTCCATACCGCCGCGCGCGACGTCGACGCCCAGGCTGTCCATCGGCGGCTTGATCGCGGGGTCGCGCCACCGCGCCTGCGCCAGCTCGACCCATGCCGTCGGAATGACCTGCCACGGGTCGTCCTCCATGCCGGCGGCGAAGTCGCCGTTGAGCATCTGTGAGCGCAGCGGCTCGGGCAAGGCTTGAAGCTGGGCCATGTAGCCGGTTCCGTAGAGGTGAGGGTTGTCCGTCACTCGCGCCGGGATAAAGGTTCGTGATCGCGGCGTGATGATCGCGGTCGGCGCGTAATCGGCGGGGTCGAACTCGTAGCAGGGCTGCCCGTCGACGAGGACGAAAGGATCGCCGCGATCGAGCCACATGTCCTTCGACCCGCCCTGGTCGTCAGGAAGCATCGCCGCGTAGCGGATTGCGCCGGGGTTGGTCGGGTAGAGCGGGTGCTTCTTGTCGAGCCACGGCCCGAAGAAGTTGACGATCCAGCGCCCGTCCGCCGAGGTCGGCGGGTTGAAGCACAGCAGCGCCTGGCAGAACTGCGTCGGGTCGGTCGAGCGCAGCCATCCGAGCAGGAAGCGGACCTGCGCTTCGAGGAAGTTGGCGGCCTCGTCGAACACCAGCAGGTCGTGCGGTCGGCCCTGATATTTGCGCTCGTCGCCCAGCACGGGGACCGCGGCGAACTCGATCTGCAACCGCGCGCCGTCGTAGCGCTTGGTGCGCCAGATGCGGTCCTGCCCGTTGTAACCGTCACGATTGCCGAACAGCCCCTCGAAGCGGTCGACGATGCCGGTGAGCTCGGTGCCGACGCGGCGCAGCACCATGACCTTCTGGTGCCGCGTGACGGCCTTGCCGCAGGCCAGATCGGTCTTGCCACCGCCGGCCGCGCCGCCGTAGCCGACGATATCGGCCCGGCTCTCGTAGGCCAGCGTTTGCGCGCCGGGGAGTGGGCGCCAAGGTATCGCGCGCAACGCGGTGACCAGTTGGGCAAGGCGGTCGCGCTTGGCGCGTGGAAGCGCATCGTACGCGCTAGGCGAGATCAGCACCGACCTCGGCCATGATCTCGGCGATCTCGGCCTTGATCGAAGCCGCGTCCAGCCCGATCGGCGCACCGCCGGGGCCGCTCACCTCGCTCGCAACGCGGTCCTTGTACACGTCGGGCTTCGCGCCCTTGAGCAGGAAGATGAGGAGCGTGTCGCTGTAGCGCTGGATCGTGCCGGTCGCGACGCCCTGGTAGAAGACGGGTTCGTTCACCCCATCATGCGCTCGGCGCACCGCCTCGTCTTCGAGCACGTCCGCGCCGATCTTCTTCGCGTCATCCCACGCGGCGGCGAAGTCGGGATCGTTCTTGCGCCAGTCATAGACCGTCATGCGCCCCACACCGGCGGCGTCGCACGCCTTCGACACGCTGCACGTCGCGGACAGAGCCGCAAGAAATGCGATCTCTTTTTCAGGTGTACGGATTGAGGCGCGGGTCATGCGGGCACCGCTAGAAGCATCGGCACGCGCCGCGATGCCTCGGGATACGACGCGCGCCGGCGGAAGCTGACGATATCCGCGACCGTGCCGCGGCTGATCTCGAACTTGCCCGCGATCACCCGCTGCGACATTCCGCCCTCGGCCAGCTCTCGTATCAACTCGACCTCCCGATCGGTGAGGGTCGCCCGGTGATGGCCTTCGCCTACCCGGTATCCCCGCGCCGTGATGCCCACCAGCCGCGTTCCGCACATCGACATGACCAGGCTCCCCGCCTCGTGCCATGCCTCTCGCTCCCCGGCTCGGTTCTGTAACCGAACACAGGGGGCTTGAGAATGTGCTGATTTGGAACGGGTTAGCGCAACGCCGCAGCGATGAGCGGCACCAGGATCAGCACCAGCCAGAACAGCGCGAAAGTCACGGCGAAGCCGGTCTTGAACCGCCGATCAGCGATCACCGAACTTCACCCAATCCTCGGCGCGTATTGCGCGGACGTAGCGCTCGACCTAGGGCAAACACCCGTGCTCGCTGGCCCAGCACAGATGCTCCTCGAAACGCGCCGCCTTCTCGATTGGGGTCGTGAAATGCCAGGCTGCAAGGATGAGCGGCGGGGGCGGGCTCCATCGCCCGCCAGGGGCCAAGACCTTGCCCGGCATCATATGCCACATCCGGTTCCAGAGATGCGCCGTCGGGCACACTCGCCGGTCCTCCCGGCAGTAGGCGAGCAGGTCGTCGAGCACCGCACCAGCCTACCCCCACCGGTGCCTGCCGCAAGGCCGCTACCCTGCTACTCGTCTATGCTATCCAAACTTTCTGGGAAATACACATACAGGGATAAGGTATATTATATCCTATTTTACTACCCCTTTTGATGTATAGATGAGTAGCAGGGTAGCAGAGGGTGTTTGTCTTGGAATTACAGCAACTTAGCCCTGCTACTCATGTGCTACTCACCCACACCTTCACGTTGCGCCCTTCCACCCTGCGCACCCTCAACTCGTAATTTATTGCGCGTAGAACCATCGCCATGCGGTCCCGATCGCTTTTTGTTACGCGATCAGCACTCCGCCCAAGCGCGCAAATAAATGCACGTTCGGTCGTGAAGAGACGGGTAGCAGGAAGCTGGGTAGCATCGGTAGCGCTGTCGTCGTCTTCCGAGAGCCACCTTTCGACCGCCTCCTGCCACACATCCTCGATCACATATTGGCCGTGCTCGGCCGCCCCGAGGTCATAGGCACCCTGCCATTCGACCTCGCCATGAACGCGGTACGCGGCCGCCCCTTCCGCCCATAGCTGATCGCGCGCAGCAGCCAGCTTTCGGGGGTCACCGGCCCCCTGAACCGTCACCGGCAGCCACCGGCGCCGGCCGGTCGTCTCGTCGAGGAACGCCGCCTCGTTGGTGGTGCCGACGAACATCAGCCGGCGCGCGAGGCGAACCTTGTTCTCCTGATACTTGGGCGTCCACTCCTCGAACCGGCGGGTCACCCATGCCTTGTTGGCCTCGCCGGATCGACCGCGCAAGCCGCGCAGCTCGGCCAGCTCGCCCAGCAGCGCGCCGCGCATCTTGCGCGACAGGTCGTCGTCCCGGTGGTCGAGGTCGATCTCGATAAAGCTCTCCATGTCGGGCACGAGAGCCTGGAGCGTCGATGATTTGTAGCGCCCCTCGGGGCTGACCAAGATCGGCACCATGTCGCACCGGTGGCCGGGGTCGAGCACGCGCGCGGCGTGGCCGGTCCACCAGTAGCGCGCGACGGCGCGAGCGTAGGGCGTATCGGCGACGCCGAAGTGATCGGTCAGGAACGTCTCGATCCGTGGCGCGCCGTCCCACTCCAGCCCGCCGAGCCAGAGCACGGCGCTGTCGAAGCGATGATCCTCGGCCACACGCAGCAGCGCGTCGCGCATCGACTCCTTGCCGATCGACTTGAAGCCGCGGCGTTCCAGCCAGTCGCGCAAGGAGATCGGGTCGTGGTCGCGTAAGGGGCGCCACAGCCCGCGCCCGTGCGGCGAGACGACGATCTCCTCGCGAAAGCTGTCGATCGCGAAGTCGGTGCCGGTCCAGCCGGGCGCGCGCAGTGCGTCGATCAGGTTGGGCAGGATGGCCTCGATGCGCCCCTGCTTGTCGCGCTTGAACCCCGGCGCGTCGGCCACAGGGGTATCAGTTGAACTTAGACCCTCTACGCGCATCGGCAGAGTCTCGAAATCCTCGGCGACGCCCAGCCCGACCATCTCCAGGAACTCGTCATCGGTGCGCGCGAGGCAGGAGCCGTGGAAGCATTTGAAGTGCCCCTGCTCGTACCCGTTGACGCCGGCCGGCAACCAGGCGGCGTCGCGCCCGGTGCCGTCCGTGTGCTCGTCGGCCCAGGGGCATTCAATGATGAGGTGCCCTTGCCCGTTCTCGCCCTCGACGAGCCCCTGCGCTTCCAGATGCCGCGCCACGGGGTCGCTCGTTTCGTAGCTGGCCCCACGCTCGCGCCGCGCCGCTGCGCCGCCGACGATCTCCCCGTCGAACTCGTCGGCGATGATCTGGGCCAGCGCGGCGATGTTCCCGATCGGCGCGGGCGGGCCGGGCAACTCGCAGTGGATCATGCGAGGTCACTCCCGCACGACCACATCACCGCGTCGACGAAGGCTGTCGCCGCGTCCGCGACGATCGCGTTTCCGTAGGCGCGCAGGCGTCCCACTCGGGCGGGAGCCCCATGAGCCAGCGGGAATGTGCCGGGTTCAACTGGCCGCCACTTTCCATCCCGGCAGAAGAGCCAGTCAGCATCTCGCCAGAGGCCATTCGTCGGGCCGGGCCGCTGTTCGGCTGGGCCTGGTCGATCAATGACTGGCCGACATTCGCCCCGCGCGCTTTCTGCTGCTCCGGCGTCTCGGGCGAGCCGCGTGTCGCGTCGCAACAGTTCGGCGTGCCCCAACCCGCAAGGTTCGCCTGCCGCGGGAGCTGGTCGAACCGCTCCGTCCCGTCCGCTCTCGGGCGAATGTCCGCGCCGCTGTCCTTCCAGTCGCGCGTCGTCGTCGTCGTCCAGCCACCCATTGCGGCTACCGCCGGCAGGAGCGGCGCTCCCGTGTTGGGCCGGTTCGCTGTCGCGAAGTCCGGCCCCGCGCTTTTCGCCATCGGCGTCGGCCAGCCCGACAGATGAACCGCGGATCCGAGAGCCAGCGCTGGCCCGCGGTGGACCCCGGTGCTTTCCGAC